CATTCAAGGCGATAGCTGTTGCCTGGCTCTTTTTCATGCCCTCGGACTTCAATTTTTTGATGTTTTTACCTACGCTTTGAACGCTTCCGCTTTTGTCTAGTGGCATGATTAATCCTTGATTAAAGTAAAGACGCTCCAATAAGGATATGACTCAAAAAAGTTCTTTTCTACTTCTTTGGTCGGTCTGTATTCAGAGCGCACGAAGTCATTATACCTTTGGACATCAAATAGTAAACTGCCTTTTTTAACTAGTTTTGCCCAGTATTCTATTGGCTGAATGTTTACATGAGTAGGGTCTCCCATGTACATTTCTTTTGTTTCTCCGTCCCTGATTGCATCTAAACAAAGAAACATCCTGCCGCCTGGTTTTAAGATTCGCTCAAACTCAGAAATAATATCGCCCATGAGTTCTTCAGGAATATGCTCTAGGACTTGAGCAGAATGAACCAGGTCTACGGAGTTGTCTTCTAATGGAATCTTGGTAAGTGAGCCACAAATAAGCTCGTCATTATCAAAATGTTCAGTTCCCAGCTCAATCATATAGCTGGATAAATCCATGCCTATGGTTTTGTAGCCTAGTTTCTTGAATCCGTTAAGGATTGAACCGCAAGCGCATCCACCATCAAATACAACTGAGCCTAGTGGTAAACCCTTAGACACCATCTTGGCGTATTCTTCTTGCCAATAACCATGACCTAGATAGTCAAGGTTGGCATCCTTATGCTCTGAGTAATACTGCTCATCGTACTCAAGGGCAGATAAGCCGACTAATTGCATTATTTAAGGAACTTTAGCTTGTAAATGGTTGCATCAATTAACTGAGAAATTTCGTCAACGATGTTTTGCAATTGGGTTTCTTGTGGCAAATCTTTACGAGCATCATTAACGAATGTGCTTAATGACTCTAAATACTTTAATGGTTCTTTAGGTAAATGGTATGCGCTAGGGAACTGTTTTAGCTGTTCGTAGCAACCCATGTAAGCTTCAGCGTAGTCATCAGCTAGTTCTACAATATCCTCATAGAAATGACCTAAAGCCTTGTGTTGTGCGTAGGAATTAGTGGAAAGATGAAAGAAATGAGCATTAGTTCCGCTATGAAATAGGGTAGCAATAAATAAAGCGACATTCTCGTTCATGGAATTTCCTTAAAAAGATGCCCCAATTAAGGGGCAAAAGCCTCACGCACCTTCATTATCATCCAAGACTGAGATATAAACAAGACATCCACCGCCTTTTTTAATTTCGCCTCTGTGTACGATTAGGATGTCAATTTGCTCATCATTATCAAAGACTCCAGCATCAGCTAGTGCATCCCATAATGCTTTAACCCGGTTGTCAATATCTTGCTTGCGCCTATCTTTTGGGTACAAAGTAACCTGAAATTCAAGTCTTGCCGTTCCTAATTTAGGTACTTGATACTCAGCTACATAGTTGGAAACAGCTTCTTTAAACGCAACTCCAGCTTTGGAGACATAGCGCCTATGACCATGCGTTCCCCAATAATGGTTAATGGATGGTGGCAAAGGTAGGTTAAGAACTAGCATTTAGTCTATCTTCCACCTTTTGCAACAACTCCTCGAAAGATACGGCATATTCACGCTCAAACCGCTTTGTTCCGTAGCCATGTACGCCTGTATTTCCTCGATGATGCTCGGTACATAAAGGTAAGCAGGGACTGAGGCTTCGCTTATTACCGTATCTTCTGACATGGTGCAGCTCAACTCCTTGTCCTTCTGTGTCGTACCCAAGATAGGCGCACAACACGCAGCCCAATCTAGCCAACTTAGCATAATGTTCTTTCTCGGCTTTAGTCATTAATTTTTATAAATGTATCGGTATCTAGCAAAACCATTGGCTCTATGTCTTGCCAATCATTACGGTCTTTTCTACCATTTACAACAAATTTTAGGTTATCAAAGTCCATGAATTTCCTATAGTAAATGCCATCTATCGTATTTAACACTAGAAAAAATGGCAATTTTGTAAACTCAACTAATGATTTGGCTGACATAAACTTACCAAGACTTATGAAATACCCATTGCTCATACGATTAAATTGGCTTAATTCATAGTTTAAGCATTTAATTTCACAAAATCCTACCAACTCTTTATTGCGCTTAAGAGTGTAATCAAGACCATACTTGATTGGCAATTTAGAAGTTTCACATTTCCATTTTTGTTCTAGAAATAGCGCAACCGTTCTTTCCTTTTCTAAATTTGCAGCGTTTTCATACAATTTTCTAGTCATTAGCTAAATCTTGTAGTTTTAATGCCATTTCAACCATGTCAGAACCTATTTTGTAAGCTACATCCCATTCATGTTTAAGCATAGCTTCTTCATAATCACCTGCAAATTTTCTTAATAAAATTAATGGCAATGAATAATCAGTCATTTAAGTAATCCTTAATGTTTATTTTTCGTTCTGCAAATACTCGTTTTAAGTTTGCAATAGCTTCTTTTTCTATTTTGGCAATGGTCTGCTGCTTGAGATAAAGCCTTTCCGCAACATCGGATTGGCTCATCTCAAACCCATCATTAGCGCCTCTAGTAGCTAATTTATTGTTCATCTTTTTAATTCCATGAGTGCGTTACAAGCAACTTTAAGCTGTTTTTTTAAAGAATCTATTTCAGCTTGTTGCTGTCGTAGCATATCAATTACTGCTTCTTGAATTTGAAAATCGTTTTCTAGGTAATCAGCTAGTTCATTTGCGTTCATTGTAGGACTCTTGGGCTAGGTGGAGATGGTGGAGTCATTGGTACTGTATAGCCTGTAGATACACCTACGGCAGCTCCAGTTGGCATGACCACTTGGTTAGGGTAAATAGTTGCTGTACCAGCTATGTAACCTTGTGGCGTTACATACTGAGCTTGATTGCCATTTACCTGAATTGTTCCTTGATTGTAACCAGCAGGGTTAGAAACGACATAGGTTTGAGCCTCTGCCATTCCTAATCCTAATAGGTAACCTACTGCAAATATCAACACTTCTTTCATCACTTACTCCTTGTTTAAATTTAACGGCAAATAGTTACCCATTGGCAGCCAGCGCCACCGCATACATACTGTTGCCAGCAGTTAGCGTGTTGAGCTACGGCAAAGCCTACTACAAAAAATGCTGCTGCTGCGACAAATGCTTTTTTCATGGTTTTCTCCTTAGAACGGTACATCATCAACAAACTCTTTAGATACCTGAGTTGTAGCAATAGCTTTATCTTCAGGTGGATTTAGGTAGGCTAGTAAGCCACCGTCTTTTAATGCAAACAATGGTAAAGACTCTAGTTTAAGCATCAAACCATGCTTTGTTTCCATGATTACGCCAATAGTTGCGTAGCGTTTCTTCATCTTTCCATCTGTTTTATCTTCATATTCGGATACTGCTGCTTTTACAAAATGCGTGATAGCCATTATTGATTCTCCATTAATTTAACTTCTGCTTCAACTTCACTTAAAAACTGCTTAATTTCTGTTTCCATATATAGGATGAACTCAGGGTCTCTAGGTACATGAACAATTAGCAACTGGCTACGTTCAGGCATCCTAGGGTCAAAAGATACAAAGTCGCACCATTTAGCCCCTGTGCAAGCCATTTGCGCTTGCATCTGAATAAAGTATTTCTTTGGCGCTTCTTTAGCTTTGAAGTATTCCCAATGAGTTGCGCTGTTAGGGCATTTAATTTCAATTAAACCTTCGCCTACAATACCGTCAGGACTGCAACCAAATCCTTGGATAGTAGGATGGTCTACAAACGGCACTTGGTCTACAAAGTTATGCGTATTGACTTCATAAGCTACCCTAGCTTGTGGCTCGGTTTGAGTTCCCCATTCCATAGCTGCATTGGTATATGATGGTTCTATGGTCTTGGTAGTTCTTTGCAAGGCAAGCTCAATCAGATAGTTATTGCGACTAGCTGAAGGACCTGTCTTTGTCTTAGCCAATATGTCGGCTACCCTAGAAGCTGTTACTTTGCCTCTGCGTAACTCATGCCATGCATCTGTACCTT